TAAAATTGAATTATATTTACATAATACTACTTTATATATATAGAATATGAAGTTAGTTATTGTTGAGTCTCCTTCTAAATGTAAAAAAATAGAAAAATATTTAGGTAGTGATTATAAATGTATAGCGTCTATAGGTCATATTACAGAAGTTGATACTACAAAAGGTATAAAATGTTTGAAAAATGATTATACACCTATATATAAAATAAAAAATGGAAAACAATTAACTAAAATTAAAAAAACTGTGTCTAAATCTGAACAAGTATTTATAGGGACTGATGATGACCGTGAGGGAGAGATGATAGGATGGACGATATGCTATTTATTGAAATTACCTATTGATAAAACACCACGTATCATTTTTCGTGAAGTATCTAAACAAGCACTACAATACGCAATAAAACATCCTATCAATATTCGTATGAATAAAGTATATTCACAACAAGCGCGTCAATCATTAGATATATTAATTGGTTTCAAATTATCACCTATATTGTGGAAGTATACAAAAAACTGCACGTCTATTGGACGGTGTCAGACACCAGCGGTGAGACTTGTTTATGATAGAGAGAAGATGATTAAAGAACAACCTCCTAATGAACAACTAATAACATACGCCGTATTTAATAATACAAAATTTAAACTGAATAAAATTTTTAATGATAAAAGTGAAGTTTATAATTTTTTAGAACATTCAAAGACATTTACTTATAATTATATGTCATCTCCTTATGAAGTGATGCGTGTACAACCACCTAAACCATTAACAACAAGTCTCCTTCAACAATTATCAAGTCAACGTTTAAGATTATCACCAAAGGAGACGATGAAACAAGCACAATGGTTATATGAGAATGGATGGATTACATATATGAGAACAGATACTTCAAGTTATTCACTTGAATTTATGAATAAAGTTCAATCTTATATGAAAGAAGAATATTCAGAAGATTATTTCAATACACAATGTTTTTATAAATATAAACAGAAAGATAATCAAAATCACGAATCAATACGCCCAATATATATAAATGATAAACCAGAAAAGTATGTGAATTTATATAATTTAATATGGAAAATATCTATTCAAAGTTGTTTATCATATGCAGAATTTTTAATTTATAATGTTTGTATTACAGCACCGTTCGATACAAAATATGAAAAACAATTTCAACAACTTGTATTTGAGGGTTGGAAGATTATAGATGATGAATACGCAGATGATAATATAAGTGAAGAATTTTATAGATGGTGTCCATATGAACCAACAAAAAAAGATGAAAAAAAGTTGTTTGGTGGTTTAATTATTCCAAAACCAGAAAGTTCGATAAAACCCTATAAAAATCCATTAACATATGAAAAAATTACTACAAATACGGAATTAAAACAGACAAATTATCATTATAATGAGGCGTCGTTAATTTCTGCTTTAGAGAAAAAAGGTATTGGACGTCCATCAACGTTTTCAAATATTATATCAACAATACAAAATCGTAAATATGTATGTATAAAAAATATAGATGGTTATAATGTAAAAGTTCATACATACATATTAAAAAATGATATAATTGAAGAAATAACAAAAAATAAAATGTTAGGTAAAGAGAACAATAAACTTGTGATTACACCTCTTGGTAAGGAGTTGATAGAATTCGTATTAAATAATGTTTCAGATTTATTTGATTATTCATATACATCAAAGATGGAGACAGAATTGGATAGAATTGAAGAGGGTTCAATACAACGTAAACATCTTTGTAAAAATACGGATGATAATATTAATGAAATAATTAGTCATATTAAAGATAATAATAATGTATTAAAAAGAGTTATTAATAAATGGGTTATTAATAAAAATATGGAGTTAATAAGAGGTCGTTACGGTGTATACTTAAAATATAACAATAAAAATATTAATTTGAAAGAATGGTATAAGAATATATTATTAAATGGATTTAATAAAGATGAAAAAGAAGTTATAAAAGATATATGGAATTATGGTGATTTGAATAAATTGAAAAATTATATTGGTGAAAAATCATTTAAAAATGTTATAGATGAACAAAAGAATGATAATAGATTTGTTACCGAAAACTTGTCAGTTCGTAAAAGTAAATATGGTTATTACTTATATTATAAAACACCTTCTATGAAGAGACCACAATTTATATCTTTGAAAAAGTTTAATGAAGACCCGATGACGTGTAATATAGACCATATAAAAACATTTGTTGATTCACAAACGATATAATTGTGGTTGTTGAATATTCATACGATACAGAGGTTTATCAATCAGTTGATTGATTTCAATAGTCATACCCCACTCACGATTTTTAAAGTCAACGAGGCGACCATCATGAAAACGAACTTTAAACTTCATTTTTCTTATACGTTCAATTGGTCGTGTATAATGTGTTAGGTTTGTTAAAAATCCATTTCTTGAATCGAATATTTGTGCTGATGTTGGATTAAATATAGAGATTTTTGCGAATGCTGATTTGGTTTCTCCAATAAACTGTGTATTATTGTTTAATGTTCTTGGATATGGTGTTAATTCTGTTATACTGTTATGATTATCAAGTTCAATATATAATTCATTCTCTCCTAATAATTGATATGTATGATTAGATTGTGCAACCCATACTTTATTTATAGAACTATCTGTTGAAGGTTCTAACCATGGTGTATCATCACCATCATAATCTACATAAAATTCTTCATATGATATGGATTGAATTTCTTGTTTATTAAATCCTAAAAAATAAGGTAGTCCCCATTTTATAGGTTGGTCCCATACAATTTTTTGATTACAAGATAATGTATAATCTATTTTTTGATTAAAAAGAAGAATAGGTTCATCACACGTATTTCCAATTAAAATTTTATAATTTACAGTATTTGCTCTAACAACGAATTTATCATATGGACTACCTAAATAATCAGAAACAACACGGTTCATTTTTTGTGTTAATTCAAAAGCAAGTTGTTCAGGGTCATAGGTTCCTTCATTAATTTCAACTTCAAAATAATCATTAGGATTAGTTGGATTGTTTAATTTCTGTTCTAAATTATCTTTTATTGCAGTATTCGTTGTGTGTGGTATAAGTTTAAATCTAAATTTAGTATTTTGGTATTCATTAGAAAAAGTATAAATAACAGATGGAAAATTAACATTTACTAAACGAATGGATTGAACGTTTAAAAAATCTTGTGGTAATGTAACTTCAAAATTATTTGGGTTCGGCCATTTATCTATATTTCTATCTTCTGAATGTATGCTTACAATTTTTCTGTCTAATTCATAAACTTGTTGTCTTTGTTCCATTTTTATATTGTTATTATATTATAAAAATGGATTATATATTAACATTATTTAGTTCATTATTAATCGTTGGATATATATTTTCTTGGATAACTGCTATCCCTAATTTATCAATGGTAGGATACTTAATGATGAGTATCATAATGCTTTTTTTAGTAATATATTTTTTAACATTACAATTTCAAACTCATATAAATATGGGTAATTCATTATTATCTTTAAATTTGGTTCGTGAAAATATAACAAAAATAATTGTATCTATTTTATCTATTGTTATTTTATCTGCGATTACATATATTTCAATACAATATAAAAAGGTATTGAAACATAAAAATGAATTACCACAATTAAATGAGTTCTATATAACGACAAATGTTTTACTTTTATTATTCTTAATTACATACATATCATATTCAGTTCATCATTTATATAAAAATCATAGTATGTATCAGACAACAAGATTGGGTAATATTAATAATATGATTGGTAGTTCTAATTATACAGGGTTGGTTTTATATGGATTATTATTTTTATTAGGGTTGTTTACATATATGATATATTCAACATTAAATTATTATCCAACAACAGATATTTATGAAACATTTCAAGTTTCTTCATCAGAAGAAGAAGCATAAAATTTATAGACTAAACCATATTCATTTTCATTTTCCCATATTCCAATTAATTTAATTAAAATATACGGCGTATAATGATGATTTTCTAAACTATAAAATGTAAATGAACCTTTTTGTAGTTGTTTAAATAATTTATAAACAGGACGTTTAGGTAAATCTATTTTATCAAGTATATTTATTTCAATATTTCTTATTGTATCTATTAATGTTTGATGTGTTTTTATATTGAATGTAATTTTGTCATATTCAATATGATAATAATTAAAGTCTAATTTTATATATAAATTTGATAAATTGAATTTTGGTTTTGAATAAATGATATTATAATAATAATAATTTTTATATGTTGTATTTTTTATTTGAAATCCAAAATTAACATAATCTATATTAAATTCATAAAAGGGTATTGTAAGTATCATTTTTCTAATTGTAACAATTGAGATATAATATAAATAGTTTCAATTTCTTTAAATGTAAAATCTCTTAAAGGTAATTCTAATTCTTTATATTTTTCATAATCTTGTGGAAATAATTCTAAATGGTTTATCCATAATGAAAATAAGTTTGGATAATTATGTATAAATGTATAAATACAATCGCTCATATGTTTATATATAATTTTACAAAAATGATTGTTGATAAAGGACGAGAAAAAATATTAGATAAATTAAAACAACCGTGTTCATTAATTATTCACGGAGAGAAAGGTATAGGTAAATCATATTTTATTCAACAATTATTAAATATAGAATATAAAAAACCTGTGCGTATATATACAACGAAATATAGTATTGAATGTATAATTAGTGATAATAGTATTGAAGTTGATATGACATTTATACAAATTAATCCTCGTCAATTATGGAATGAAATTATAAGTTATATAACAGAAAATAGAAAATCTAAACCATTTTATATTATTTGTAAATATTTTCATAAAATTCATACAGAATTATTAGATTTATTCTATGATATATTTCCTAAACAATACAATTGGATTATTCATACAGAACATTATGATTTTATACCATACTGGATACAAGATAAAAGTTTATGTATATCTTTAAAACGTCCTTCAAAAAACTTTTACTTACAGTATTATCTAAATTATAATAATTACAAAACAAAACCAAATATTAAGTTTTCAACAACAAAACCTATTTATAATATAAAATATTTAGATAGTTTAAATAATAATATTGAAACAAATAAACAAACATCACAACATTATCAAGAAGAAAATATGGTCTATTTAATGTTTGGTATGAAACCTCCTAAACAAAAACATAAAAAAATAAAACAAGAATGTAATAAACAAGAATTAAATACAACAAGAATTTATAATAAAAATGAATTAACACAGGAATATAATATTAATTATATTGACAATTATTTATATTGTAAAGAATTAGATATTCATAAATTAAGAAATTATATTTATACATTACTAAATTATCGTATTCCTATTGAAGAACTTGTTCTTCATCTTGTAAAAATTATACCCAAATTATCTATTGAATTTTTATCTGAATGGTTTAAACAATATAATAATAATTATCGTCCAATATTTCATATTGAATACTTAATCTTACATTGTAGAACGTTACTATGAATTTCATTCATTTTATATTTATAAAATAAATGAAATATGATTTAGTTTCTATTCTCCATCACTAAAGCACCTAATAATAATGTTGAAGCGTTTACAACATATAATACAGTTAATACCCAAGACCAGACGTGACATTTACCTACAATGGTGCAATTCACATTATACGCATATAAGAAAAATGCGGTTAATGTCATTAAAGAGGCGGTTAAACCAACAGTTGACATATTTAAAAATAATACAACCACAGATAAAACAATACCAGCTAAAGCTACAATCGCGGATTGTTGAGAGATACGCTCACCTAAAAAATTAACCATTGTAGATTTCATTTTATACATATTATAAACAAAAAAAAATTATACGTAAAGATGTTTCATATGGGTCTGGAGATTAAAGTATGTTAGTTTGTCGGATTTTGAAAGATTAAGAAGTTTACGAAGAGTTTTATCAGGAATAATTACACGCTTGTCATCACTCTTTTGAAGGTTGTTTTCCTTGATGTATTGGTCTACCTTGCGATTTACTTCTGTGCGTGCCATTTCAGTTCCAGGGTCTACTCCTAAAAATGTTGCAAGTTCTTTTGTAATAGGGGTTGGTTTAGCAAAACCGCTTGGTTTACTTTTACCAGAAGATTTACGACGACGACTTGATTTTTGTGCTTTCTTAAGTTCACGAGCAGAATTTACTTTAAGTTGTCTTACTCTTGAAACAAGATGAGTAAGTTGAGAACGAAGAGCACTCAATTCAGAAAGAACTTGCGCGAACTCATCTTCAGTAGTAACAGGTTGTTTTTCTTCTTCAACAACATTGGTGGTAGAAACATTATCATCGTTAGAAGTTTGTTTACGTGCCATTATTATATACTGTATTACAGTAAAACCTTTTTAAGTTCTTTAACGCATTATAATTATGCGTTAATTAGATGTTAAAATTCGTGGAGCAACGTTCATTGTTAAAAGTTCTTGGAATAATAATTTACAAGAATATGGAATTTTTACATATGAAAAATCAGTTGTATTCTCACATACAGAGCATTCATGAATATGTTTTTCTTTATTATACGGAACCATTAGTCCACATTCTTTACAAACATGAACGGCATACTTATCAGAAGATATATATAAACGTTCTTGTGTAAATTTGGCAGCTCCGTGAGATATCATACAATCACGCTCCATCTCTCCAAATCTCAATCCTCCATCACGAGTTCTACCTTCACCTGGTTGTCTTGTTAAAATAACCATAGGTCCTTGACTACGACTATGAACTTTATCTAAAACCATATGTTTTAATCTTTGATAATATGTTGGTCCCATAAATATAGATACCTCCATCATATTTCCATCATATCCATTATACATAATATGATTTCCGTGATATTCATAACCACATTTTAACATCTCACCACGTATGATATCTAAAGAAACCTGTGTAAAACTTGTAGCGTCACCGAATAATCCCAATTCAACAAGAACTTGACCCATTAAACTTTCTTTTAATTGTCCTATCGTCATACGACTCGGTATAGCATGAGGGTTCATAATAAGGTCAGGACGTATTCCACTACTCGTAAAAGGCATATCTACCTCTGGTAGTATCATTCCAATTGTTCCTTTTTGTGATGAACGACTTGAAAATTTATCACCAATTACAGGTTTTCTTAAAGTTCTTAATCTTACTTTACTAAAATTATATCCATCACCATTCCTATTTTGATAATTTTTATCAATAAATGTTTCTTCATTTGTTCTATAAATAATACTCAAATCTTGATATTTCATAACTTTATACAAATCATTTCTGTTTTCTTTTATTGGTATTACTTTACCAATAATAATATCACGGTCTTCAACGAGTTTTTGTTCTGGAATAAATCCTTTAGATGTTAATTTATCATAATTAGCAAACTTAAGTCCTTTAGTAATATGTTTTTGTGGTTTACATCGTAATTCTTCATCACCAAATACTTTACGTGTTTCATCCTTTTCAGTATGATACACTGTTGCACTAAATAAACCTCTATCAATAGAGGCCTTATTAAAGATTAATGAATCTTCTTGATTATAACCGGTGTATGTAGCAATGGCTACAATCGCCATTTCTCCTGCTGGAATATTTTGTAATTTCATAATATTCATAATACGTGTATCTACAATAGGTTTCATTGGATATGTTAAAATATAACTTGTTTTGTCCATACGTTTATCAAAGTTTGTAGCATATATACCCATCGCTTGTTTTGCTTGTGCAGATTGATATGTTACTCTTGGTGATTGATTATGTTCAGGAAATGGAATACAAGAAGCAATTAATCCTAATATAACACTTGGATGTATCTCACAATAATTATAATATTTATATTTAGGATTTTTAGGAGTTAAATCTTTTGGAGACATAGCAATAAGTGATGTATTCTGTTCATCAGCATCAATAAATTCTATAACATGATGTTGAATACACATTTCATTCCAAGATAATTTTTTATCTTTCAATTTCTGAATAATATCACTTGTAATTAATAATTTACCATTCTCAACTCTTAAAACAGGACGTATTATACGTCCACTTTCATTACAAATACGAATTTCTTTTGAATAAATATTAAAACTAATAGATGTATAAATATGAATTCTACCAGTATACTTCATTTGTTTCAATTCTTTAAAGAATTTGTATCCATCATATAATCTCATACCAACCCAACAACCATTAATCATTACTTTAATTCCATTTTGTATATCTTTCATCGTACANTCGTTAATATCTTTAACATAATCTTTTATCAATACATATAAATATTCTGTCTGTGATGGTATAGTTACGTTCGCTAATATAGACAAATTTTTAACAACACCAATTGAACCACCCTCCGGTGTTTCAGAAGGACAAATAAACCCCCAACTTGTTGGATGTAATTTACGCGGAGGAATAAGTTTACCAGATTTATCAATTGGTGTATTTACACGACGTAAATGACTTAATGTATCAATATAAGTTAAACGTTTCAATACTTGTGCAACACCAACTTTACTACTTCCAACGGTGTTCACACCGAAATCACCAGTTGCCAACGCGCGTTTAAATCCATTTTCAATTGTGCTTGGTTTTATCATTTTATAAATATTTGACTTTGTAATAATATTTAAATAATTCATAGAAGCTCTCCAACTTGTTCCTGTTTTTATCTCTTTTTGTATTTGTTTTATCATATCTTTAACAACTTTGTTAAAGTAATTACGAAACAAATTATTTAAAACCGTTCCTGTTAAATCAATCTTTTTATTATTATAACGATCACGGTCATCTTGAGACCTATAACCAAGAATTGTAAGAAGTAATTGTTTTGTCATATATCCAAGAAATAGTATTTTCTCTCTCTGTGATTTACAATGTGGAAACAAGTCCTTTTCTAAAATCATAGCTGTAAAATCTTTCTTTTTTTGATGTCCTTCTTGTTCAGTCATATTCATAGGATAAAATTTAGACTCATGAACTATTTTTATAAATGCTTCTTCTTGTGTCATTACATCTGAGGATTGTATAATTGACGCTTTTAAAAAGTTCAATAATTGTTTATCAACATTCGTTTCTGGTTCTTCACAACCGATAATAATTTGACATATAGATTTATCAGTAATAATTCCGAGAGAACGAAACAAAATCCATAGAGGAACTGGATTTTTAAGTCGTGGTAATTGAACGTATATAGGAAACCCCATTCCATTATCTTTTGTTGATACTAATACTTCAATTTGTTTTGGTGAGATAATTTTGGTATCAGGTATAGATTTAATTTCAGCATTCCAACTCCACCGACTTGATTTTTTCTGTTTAAATACATATACTTTATTTTCAGATGCACGTTCTTGTGATACGACGACCTTTTCACTACCATTGATAATAAAATATCCACCAGTATCATAAGGACATTCACCCAATTGTTCCAAAGGGATATGTTTATGATGTGTAAGTTCACATAAAACTGATTTTAACATAATAGGAATTTTGCCGATATGAACGTTTGGAATTGTTTTATGTTTTATTTCTTTATTACCCTCATTATCAGTATGAATAATTTGAATACATACATCAATCATAATCGTGCTCCAATATGTAAAATTTCTCATTCTTGCTTCATTTGGAAACATTGTTTTTGTTGCTCCATTATTTTCATAAATCGTTGGACGTAATATTTTAAAATTATCAAAAGATAACATTAATTCTAATTTATATGTTTGTGTTGTTTCGTCATAATCGTCAGGATGTGATGAAAATATATGAACTGGATTAAACATACGAATTGTATTCATCATTTGTTCATTTACAAAATTATTATATGATTCTAATTGATGACGCACAAGACGTTCTCTATATTTACCCTCAAAATAGGATTGAATGATAACCCAAGGTTCTTCTATATACTTCATTTGTTATAAAACTTTATAGGTGCCTTAAATATATTAATTTATATTTAAATTCAATTTTTAGTGCGGTTTATAATAAAATAAGGTTTTATATATACATATTAAATGAGTAATCAAGTAAAGGTTTTAAAAATAAATCCTTCATTTTTAAAACAAGATTTTACGATTGATAAAAAGAAAGATAGAACAAGAAAAAAACGTGTTCCTAAAAAAAAGTTTATTGAAACATTACAACAGAGAGAACCAAAACGAAAAGATTCACTAAAGTTTATTTCTGAAATAGTAAATAAGTTTAAGAAAAGTAAAAATCACGTTGAAATAAAAAAGGACCCACCTTATGGAAATCTTAAATCTGGAAAGAAACCTACCTTATCCCAATATCGTAAAACTTTAAAACAACAGAAACCAAAACAAGAAGAATATGTTGAACTTCCTTCTCTCAAGTTCAATAATGAATTAAAACTCGTAACTGAAAAACCAAGACATAATAAGACAATGAAAAAATGCACGTTTAATATTGGAAAATCTAAAAAAAATATTAGTGTATTGATAAAGAACAATAAGACACGAAAAATGGTTGATGAACAGATTGAAAAATTTAAACAAATACCTATGTATGAAATACGAAAATATCTGAAAGATAGAAATATTATTAAGTCAGGTAGTCAAGCACCAGACTTCATTTTAAGAAAAATGTTCTTGGATATGTTATGTTCTGGAGAGATATATAATAGAAATGGACAATGGCTTATGCATAATTATATGAATGATGACCAACCAACACTTGAAATTGGTGATAAAATAGACTACAAAATAGATATAGAGCTTATAGAGTAATATATATTATGGGTCTTTTTACAGACTATTTTAACCTTGTTAAATATTATAATGATAAATATTCCAAAAACATTGTTCTTATTCAGAATGGAGCGTTTTTTGAAATGTATGGAATTTTAGAAGAACCGTGTGTAAATCCTCAATCATTTCAAGTTGCAACTATTTGTGGTTTGAAATGGGCAAAAAAATCAAATGTTAAAATATTTGGTCGTGATTTATATCAAATCGGTTTTCGTGATTATATGCTTGAAAAATATTTAAATATCATTACTGATGAAGGTTATACTGTTGTTGTATATAAACAAGATGAAATGAATAAAGGAACAACACGGTCTCTCCAAGGTATATACTCACCAGGAACCATATTTAATGATGATAAAGGTGTTTCTAATGTTATAGTATGTATTACAATAGATATTCAAAGAAATTTACTGAAACGTCAAACATATATTCATATTGGTCTTTCATCTATTGATATTCTCTCTGGGAAAAATTATATGTCAGAGATTACAAAAAAATTCATTCATGATACAACAACATATGATGATGTTGAACGATTTGTTTCTATATTACAACCGTGTGAGGTTGTCATTGTATATTCACCACAAGTTGAAACACAGATAGATGAAATTATACAATATTGTTCTATACCTTCAAATGTAAAGATACATAAAATATCAAAATATCAAAAAGAACCTGACGATGTTCAATGTAGTTCAATGATACATATAGAAGACACGATGCGAAGTTATAGAGAGACATATGAATTATGTAGTAAACAAAATTATCAGGATGAAATTGTAAAAAAATACTTTAATCATTTATATGATGATATTGATACATTTATAGATACTATTCATATCTATGAATATCCGGTTGGTTTTCAGTCTTTATGTTTTTTGTTAGAATTCGTATACGCACATAATCCATCTATAGTAGATAAATTACAAGAACCTGTATTATTTCAAGAATTAAATTCAATGATACTTGCGAATCATTCTTTAAGACAATTAAACATATTAGATGATGGATATGTTCTCTCCAGAACAACAAAACCACTAACATCATCTGTAGCAAGATTTGTAAATCGTTGTTGTACACGTATGGGTCGTCGTAATTTATATAATCAAATCACTCATCCTTGGACGAATATTGAAAAATTAAATCACGAATATTCATATACAAAATTATTTGATGATTGTATTGACCTGAAGTATATACGTGAATTATTGAATACAATGATTGATATGGAGACGACATATCGTAAGATACATTTAAAAAAAATAAAGGTCGATGATATTGAACATATTTATAAAACTTGTAAAAATTTAAATAATAATTTGTTAAGAGTAATTAAACCTATTGAAGGATATTTTAATCATTCATTACTATTTTATAAAAAATTGAGTGATGAATTAATTGAAATGATAGAATATCATTTTGGTGATTTTAATAATTATTTTTATTTAAATCAAGATACATATCGTGATATATACAAAGAATATCAGAATATTCAAGAAAATACAAAATATATAGATGATATTATGAATTATATGAATAAACTTCTCTCGAAGAACCCAGAAACCCCAACCGAGAACTGTAAAATAGATAAACAAACAATTAAAATGACAAAAAAACGTTTTGAACGATTTAAGAAACTTTGTGATAAAAATGTAAAGTTTTCTTCTTGGAAGTGGAATACAACAACATTAAATGGTATACCTTTATCTAAAACAAGCACGGAAGTTAAAATAGATAATCCACAATTAAATGAAATTTTAATCCAACGTGAAGAGTATCAACAAGACGTAGAGAGAGTGTTGAGAGAAACATACAATCATATTCTTGAATTATTAAAAAAATATCAAAAACATTTTTATGAATTATCTTCTTTGATAATATCAATTGATATTTTACAAAATCGTGTTTACATATCTAAAAAATATAATTTAGTTTGTCCCGAAATTGATGAAACACGTACAACTTCTTGTGTATATGCTGAAAATATGCGTCATATTTTAATTGAACAGATACAAACACGCGAACCTTATGTTCCAAATACGGTGTCATTAGGTTATGATGAGAATGGTATATTATTATTTGGGACAAATGCGTCTGGTAAATCGTCATTAATTAAATCTTTGGGTATTTGTATCGTGTTAGCTCAATCAGGTTTTTACGTTCCTTGTACGTCATTTAAATTCTTTCCTTATAAGTCGTTATTTACACGTATATTAGGTAATGACAATATTTTCAAGTCATTGTCAACATATGCGGTAGAAATGAGTGAGTTTAGAACGATTTTAAAATATGCGGATGATAGAAGTCTTATATTAGGTGATGAACTTTGTTCTGGAACAGAGATTGGTTCAGCGTTAAGTATATTTTCTGCGGGTCTCATTACTCTTCATAATCGTTGTAGTCATTTTATGTTCGCTACTCACTTTCATCAGTTAACAACAATGAAATGTATAAAAGAATTAGATAGATTGAAGTATAAACATCTTGCGATTGAAGTTGATGGAGAGAACAATTTAATCTATGACCGTCGTCTTCGTGATGGACCTGGTAATAATATGTATGGTATTATGGTGTGTAAATCATTAGGACTACCTGATGAATTTATAGAGTTAGCAAATAATATTCGTTTTTCATTGTATCCTGAAACGTCAATGACTACAAAATTTAATAAATCATCACCTTACAATTCTGAAAAGTTAAAAGGGTTATGTGAGATGTGTAATAAAAAGGCGGATGATATTCATCATTTACAATTTCAATCACAAGCAGATGGTTCGGGATTTATTGGATCAATCCATAAAAATCATAAATCAAATTTAATGTCTATATGTAAAGAATGTCATAATTCACTTCATGATACTCCTCTTGTCCGTCGTAAAACATTAAAAGGTTATATTTTAAAAAAGACTTAAAAACGTTCTATATTACTATATTATTATGAATACATATAATTGGAACGGTGACGAAACACGAACATTCCGTGGAACTGTAAAATGGTTCAATACAAAGAAAGGATATGGTTTTATTACAATGACGATTAATGATGTGCAATATGATGTATTCGTCCATCATACAAGTATTAAACTCCATGATAATAAACAATTTAAAACACTGTATCAAGGAGAATATGTAGATTTTCATCTATCAACTGCTGATGACCATCCTTATCAGGCCGTGGCGGTGACAGGTGTAGATGGTGGTCGTTTGATGTGTGAGATGAGACAACAGAGGAGACGACCACAGAAAAGAAATGTTCGTCCTAAAAATTCCAGAGATAATAAAGGAGGTTCTCAACGTTCAACGAGAATTCCAGTAGGAAATGGTTGGATTAATGTTCGTTATGAACGTCGTTAGGTAAGATATACAAGTGTATATAAGACAAATAAATATGAAAATATTGCTAGAATAATGGTTATAAACCATATTGGTAGTATTGTTGTTTGACTTTGTCCTATACCGAAATGTCTAAATTGTCCATCATATGTGTATAAGAACCCAGGTTTAATTGTATTTATAATTGCGAATATAATTATAAAAATAGATATAGATACAGATGTTTTTCTTTGAGAGATAAATGAATACATATTATTCTTATTTATATATATTTTACAATAAAAATTGATTGTATTTATTGTAAAGTTGTTATAGAAGTATACCTTTACGTTGAACGTTGATGTTGTTAAAGATTAAGTTTAGTTCAAATAATTTCCATCAGGATTGGGAATTATTTGAACACCCATCAATGATTAAAATTACGAATGATGAATTTTATTCTAAATATTGGAATATAGAATTATATGGTTATTTTAATCCTTACAATTTAAAATTAATGAATTTAGATATATTTAAAATTGTAGATGGTATATGTGAAATCATTCATTCATCTATACGAAGTCTTAAATATATACCAGCGATTGTAAAAAATGGTTATGCGTATTCTGATGATGTGCGTAATCCGGTGTTTATTACAAATTATAATACTAAAGATACAGTATATACATTAATTAAATATTTAGATTGGGATGAGTTTCATCCTCGTTGTAATATTATAAAAGTGTTAGGTCCTGTAAAAAATATAAAAAATTATTATGAATACCAAATGTATTCAAAGTGTTTGTATACGGATACAACACATATACCAATTACAAATGAGATTTTAGATATGTCATACAGAGATTATTTACAAAGTGTATATGATTTATATAAAATTCAAGATAGAACGAACCAGCGTATTATTACAATAGATCCGAGTATTTCAAGAGAACATGATGACGCTTTTGGTATAACACAATATAATGATACATCATTTATAATATCTATCTATATAACAAATATTCCATTATGGTTAGAATATTATGGGTTATGGGATATATTTAAAGAACGTATAGAAAACGTTCATTATCCTGACCAAAAAAGACCTTTGCTTCCATCTATTTTAACAGAACAGTTTTGTTCTCTTAAGGAGAGAACAACGCGTATTGCGTTTGTTCTTGATATTTATGTAGAACACGGTGAGATTGTTCACATTGATTATAATAATGCCTTAATTTATATTGAAAAAAATTATACACATACAGATAATAATTTAGTAAATGATATTACATTTAAAAATATTAAATCATTATGTACGTCTATGTTTCATAAACGTAAATTTAAAACATTAGATAGAATAGAGAGTAGTCAAGATGTGGTTACATATTTAATGTTATTAATGAACTATATTAGTGCGTGTGAGTTTAAAGAGTGTAATAACGGTATTTTTAGGTCATCTAAAGGTATACCTCTAAATAGTAAAGATTATAACAAGTTATTAAAACTTCCTCGTAATGTTCGTGATTATATTACACAATGGAATAAATCAGGTAGTCAATATCATCTTTATGAATCTAAAGAAAAACATTCAGTTCTTCACTTACAACATTACGTTCATATGACATCACCAATACGTCGTCTTGTTGATATATTAAATATATATCAAATGCAGAAAAATTGGAGTTTAGTAAAATATTCACAACAATCAAATGATTTTTATGAATATTGGAATTATAATTTAGATTTTATTAATGCTTCTTTAAGAAGTGTAAGACGACTTCCACAAGATATATCCTTACGTGAATATAAGATTAAGGATTATTATAATGGTTATATTATTGACATACTCAAAAGAAATGATGGTTTATATCAGTATATTATTTATATTGATGAGTTAAAAATTGCTTCAAGATATATTTCAAAAGAAAAAAAGGATTTATTTCATTGTACTCAATACTCAATTTTATGGAAACATAATAATAAATCAAAAAAGTTAAAGTGTATGATATCGGATTGTTCAGTAATGTAAAACAAAGTTTTTCAATGATATTATTTTTTTTTACAATAAAAATTGAAATTTAGATATATTAATGTATATTCATTTACAACATAAAAAATAATGAAAGAATTTCGTCTTGTTGACTTTAAGGTATATGACGAATATATATCTGAAGAAGATGATGAATATGAACAACCTGAAGAAATAGAAACAATAGATAAGAAATATACACAAAAGTATGAAAATAGTCGTTTTATTATTCAATTATTTGGTATTGATGATAATTCTAATGATTATTGTGTTATTATAGATGATTTTCGTCCATATTTCTATATCAAGATTGATAATAACTGGGGTAAATCAACTGTAAAATCATTTATCTATAATATTAAAGAAAAGATTGGTAAATACTATTCTAAATCTATTGTTCATTATGAGGTTGTATATAAACATACTTTATATGGTTTTGATAATTATAAAAAACATAAATTTATTAAAATATACTTCAAGTCATATTCAACATACCGTAAATTAAAATCATTATTTCAACAATATGTTGATGGAACTATGAAATTAAAACCTTATATATTTAGAAATAATGAATGTAATATTTATGAAGCAAATATTCCACCATTATTAAGGTTCTTTCATGAACGAGAATTATCACCTTCAGGATGGGTTCAAGTTGTAGATGAAGATGACGCGAATGAACCGGATGAATTTACGTCACATTGTAAGTATGAATGTGTGTGTTCTTATAAATCTATTAAACCATTGGATAAGGAGGTTGGTGTTCCTTATAATATTTGTAGTTTTGATATTGAGGCGAGTAGTAGTCATGGTGATTTTCCAGTTCCTATTAAAAATTATAAGAAGTTATCAACGGAATTGGTAGAACATTATGACGATGATGAAAGTTTTGAATTTTGGTTAGAGAGAATGTTATATCAAGCATTTGGGTTTGAAGACAACACAATCATAAATCGTGTATATCCTAAAAAATCTATAACGCAAGTAGAATTAGATACTAAAATAAAGAAATTGTTATCTTTGAAAAAGATATTTACATCTAAAATGGTTTCATATGAGGATAAAATAAATAAAATAATGATTGAATTAGATAATACTTTACCTAAATTAGAGGGTGATAAGGTTACATATATTGGAACAACATTTTGGAGAATAGGAGAAACTAAACCATATTATCAATCGTGTGTTGTATTAGGAACATGTTCTTCAGTTGAAGGTTGTGATATTATTCCTTGTAAGAATGAAAAAAGATTATTATTAAAGTGGGTTGATATAATTCAAGAACAGAACCCTGATTTTATGATAGGGTATAACATATTTGGTTTTGATTATAAGTTTCTATATCAACGTGCTTTAGAGAATAATTGTGAAGAAAAATTTTTGATGTTTTCTAAAATACAAGATGAGGTATGTGGTAAAAAAGATAAAGATACAAATAAATATAAGTTGGAAGAAAGTAGTATTACAATCGCTAGTGGAACACATAACTTATCTTATGTAAAAACACCTGGACGTATTCAATTGGATTTATACAACTATTTTCGTCGTTCTTATAATCTTGTATCTTACAAATTAGATTATGTATCAGGATATTTTATTGGTGATAAAGTGAAATCAATTGATATATCTAACAAAACTACGAAAGTTTATAGTAAAAATTTATTTGGATTACATAAAAATAATTATATTGTGTTTGAAGAGACGGGACATTCAAGTGAATTGTATAATGAAGGTAAAAAATATAAAGTGATAGATATAATTGATGACACCACATTTATTATACAGGGTGAAGCGTCACCAGATGTTGAACATAAAACGGTAAAATGGTGTTTATCAAAAGACGATGTATCACCACACGATATTTTTGAAATGTATAAAGGAACAGATGAAGATCGTGCGGTCATTGCTAAATATTGTATTCAAGATTGTAATCTGGTTCATCACATTTTACAAAAGGTAGATGTTCTTACAGAATTTACGGAGATGGCAAATATTTGTAGTGTTCCATTTGAATATTTAGTTTTAAGAGGTCAAGGTATTAAATTATTTAGTTTTATTTCGAAAGAATGTCGTAGAAAAGATACATTAATACCTGTATTAGATAAAAAAAATGATGGAGGATATGAAGGTGCAATTGTTTTAAAACCAAAATGTGGTTTATATCTAAATGAACCAGTTGCGTGTGTTGATTATAGTTCTTTATATCCTTCTTCAATGATTAGTGATAATATATCACACGATAGTAAAGTATGGACGAAAGAATATGATTTAGATGGAAATCTTTTAAAGGAATGGGGTGTAAAGGATAAAGATGGAAATTATGTTTATGATAATTTAGAAGGTTATGAATATGTGAATATAACATATGATACATATGCTTATAAAAAGAGAATTGTTGGAACAACAGCGGATGGGTCACCACGATACAGTAAAGATGAAAAAATAAAAGTAGGATATAAAACGTGTCGTTGGGTTCAGTTTAAAGAAGGACACGCTATTCTTCCAAGTATTTTAAAAAAGTTGTTAAGTGCTCGTAAGCATACAAGAACAATTGCGAAACATAAAAAAATAGAATTGAATGATGGAACGATATATTATGGAATAATAAAATATGAAGATGATGAAAAAATATTTATAAACATAGATAAAGGTAAAGAGAAAATAATGAAAAAAAGTATAAGATTAATAGAAGATAGATACAATGATTTTATGAAAAATGTTTTAGACAAAAGACAACTTGCTATTAAAGTTACAGCAAACTCTGTTTATGGTCAATGTGGTGCTGTAACAAGTTCATTCTATGAGAAAGATGTGGCCGCGTCAACAACAGCGACCGGTCGTAAATTATTAAATTATGCTAAAAATGTGGTTGAAGACGTATATGGAAATAAAATATGTGAAACTTCATATGGTAAAGTGCATAGTCACGCGGAGTATATTTATGGAGACAGTGTTGTCGGTGATACACCGATATTGATAAAACACCGTGGAAAAGTATATTTAAAGCGTATTGATGAAATTTGTATGGATTGGAAACCATATGAAGGGTTTAAATTAAATGATACAAAAATAGGTAATCGTCGTGAGAAAGAACAATCAATATTGAGAGGTGGTAAGTATTATGTATGGACCTCAACAGGATGGTCAAGATTAAGACGCGTCATACGTCATAAATGTAATAAGTCTATATATCGTATAAGAACATTGGATAGTGTTGTTGATGTTACAGAGGATCATTCATTATTGGATAAACATAAGAGAAAAGTAAAACCTGAAGAATTGAGACTTGGTTTTACAGAATTATTAGAAAATCGTTATCCAAAATATATTTCTAAATCATCAAATAAAGAGATATTATCTTATTACGCGTGTTCTTCTAAACTTGAATGTGCAAAACTTGTAAATTGGTTACATATGAAAGGTATAAGTTTTCATATTTCTATATCTAAAATCATGGGTCGTGAAATCTATGAGATTTATCGTAGCACACAGACATATACAACAATCGTTCAAGAGGTAAAAAAAATACATACAAATTATAATGATTTTGTATATGATATTGAAACAAAAGATGGAACATTTAATGTAGGATTTCCATTAATTGTGAAGAATACAGATTCAGTATTTATGTCTTTTAAGCTTACAGATTTAAGTGGAAAACCGATAGTTGGTAAAGAAGCTTTGAAACATACGATTGAACTTGGAAAACAAGTTGGAACATTAGCAACTAAATTTTTAAAACCACCTCACGATTTAGAATATGAAAAGACATTTATGCCGTTTTGTTTATTGAGTAAAAAGCGTTATGTTGGAATGTTGTATGAAGACGACCCTGACCGGTGTTATCGTAAATCGATGGGAATTGTATTAAAACGCCGTGATAACGCACCGATTGTGAAAGATATTTATGGAGGAATAATTGATATATTAATGAAAAATAACAGTTTAGAAAAAGCGGTAGAATTTACTCGTTCTTCTTTAAATAATTTAGTTTCTGGTAAAGTGCCGATAAATAAATTGATAATAACAAAATCTTTAAGAGAACATTATAAAAATCCTAAACAAATTGCACATAAGGTTTTAGCTGATAGAATGGCGGAGCGTGACCCTGGTAATAAACCATCTGTTGGAGACCGTATACCATTTGTTTATATTGAAACGAAAAGAACGAAAAATGTATTACAAGGTGATAAAGTTGAACATCCTGATTATATTAAAAAACATAATTTAACACCTGATTATGGGTTTTATATCACAAACCAAATTATGAAACCTATACAACAAATTTTTGAATTGGTATTAGAAGATATACCAAATTATAATAAAAAGCATCATAATGAGATTGAAAATAAATTGAATAAATATACTGGTGATAAATATGAAGAAAAACGTCAAGAGTTAAGAAATCGTAAGGTGAAAGAACTTATATTTGATGAGATATTAATTAAAAATAATCATCGTAAAACAGGTCAGACAACATTTAAATCACTTAAAAAGGTTGTTAACATAAAACCTCAATATAAAGTAAAAAGTGCTTCATCTAAAAAACAATCCTCGTTAGATAAATTCTTTGTATAAAAATAACTTAAAGAAATTCTATTATTATACATTATGTTCCTGTAGCTCAGATGGTTAGAGCGATGGTCTTATGAACCATAGGTCGAGGGTTCGAGTCCCTTCAGGAACACCATATATTCCTGTAGCTCAAAAGGTAGAGCGATGGTCTTCTAAACCATAGGTTGAGGGTTCAAGTCCCTTCAGGAATACAATATTTTTTTATAGATATATTTTTTTATATATCTATAAAAAGAAGTAAAATAATGTCTGAATATTGTTGTAATAAGAATGAAACGCCACTTCCTAACCAACCTTTATATAAAAATTGTTGTAATATAAGACCATCTAAACCAGCGACAACTGTATTAAGTAAGAAATTATTATACAACATATAACGATTATTTAAAACGTAAATGTCTTACATATGATACACAATTAAGACATTATGATGGAACAGGAAATACATATCGGTCATCATCTTGTTGTGATAAAAAATGTATAGTATATAAAGTAAATAATCCAAAGTTTGGAAGACAAGGTGCTGTTTCATCAAGCACTCGTTTATTACAATTAAAATATGATACAAATATACGTGGTGAAGGAAAGTATCCTTCATACCCTATACCATCTAATTTAGTAAATCCTACAAAGTGTATTCCTTATCATAAACCAAACCGTAAATTACGTTGTTTATTGTATTGGTGATAAATTATTTAAAGTTTGTTTAGCATTTCCTAAATGCTTTTTAGATTGTTCAACCATCCGTTGAAGTGATTTTCTATTTTGTTCTGTTTCATTTGATAATGTTTTTAATGCGGTTTCTATTTTTGATTGTTTTTTATCTATATCATCTACTTTTTTATGAAGTATAGTTTGTGTAGCATTTAATTTATTGATTGTTTCTCTCAATGAATTATTGTCTTTTTTTATTTGATTAATTGTTCCTGCATTTTCGTGTATAAGTGTTTCTGTATCACACGAATTTTCTTTCATACCTTCATAAACACTTGTATTATTATATGAATACATTAACGAAATGATAATTACGGATACAATAAGTGTAAACGATATAATATCAAATAACATTTTTTATTATATTTTAATATTATAAAAAATGTCTGAATTTTTAAAAGAGGTTGATAAGATAGAACAAGATTATCTTGGACAGGATTACGAATATTATAAATTTATTAACAGTCCAAAAAGACTTGGTATGAGTAGTGATGGAAATATGGGAGCATTAGTTAGAGATGTTGAAGGTCTTGTTGATTATATAAAATTACTTGTTGCGGGTGATGGTCGTGCTTCAAAAACAGGTAAACCACTTGGTAATCGTTTCTTTTTAAAGACACCTGGAAAGTGTAAAGATATAAAAACTAACAAACTTGTTGATAGATATATGTATATCAGTAATCAACCTTCAGGTTCAATTCCTTTTATAAGTGATGAAACGGGAATTACATTTTCAGCGTTTAGAGGATTAATACCTGGTATCATTAGTAATATGGACGCTGTAAATCCTATGTCTATGTTTAATGCGTTTACAGAGGGACATACACCAAAATGTAAAGAAGTTCGTTTAGAAACGATTGATTCAAATAATAGACGTTCAAGTCAAAAAGCACATGTACCGATAGCAGAATTACAAGAATTAGTAAATCAAAATCAAATTCCTTCGAATACAGTTAGTGAAAACTTCCAATTATCATCAACAGATTATGATACACTATTTAATAAACTTGAAACATTATTTAATGACAGTCGTATTTATTCACGCAATAATTTAAATAACTTGTTTTATTTTATTATCATATGCTTACTTGCTTATTATATGTATAAACAATTATCTATAAAATAAAAAAAAATTATTCATAAATATTAAATGATATGGGTATTATTACTTTTTGTAATTTTCGTATATAGTATGATTATCCTACGTGAAATAATAATGTTTAAACCTGAACAAAAACATAATAAACAAGATGTCCTAAATAATAAAGAACAAAAAAATCCAGGTTATTGTTATATTGGAAAAAATCGTGAAGGTGATCGTCATTGTGCATTGGTTGATTATACTTCTGATTGTTTATCTCAAGATATTTATCCAACATTAGAAAAATGTATTCATCCTTCATTAAGATATTATCCCTAGTTAGAATATAAATGAAATCAATATTATTTTTATATTCTAACCAATTATTTCATCATTCATTAATACCTCATTATATAGATGAAGTTTATGTATTAGAACATCCAAAATTTTATGATGGAGGAAACAATATGAATTTTAATAAAAAGAAAATTATCCTTCATCGTGCCAGTATATTAGCATATATAGATACATATTCTTCTTATCATTATATTTCTTATGAACATTTTAAGTATCCTTCTATTTCTAAAAATACTTCTTCTCTCTACGTATTTGATGTTGTTGACTATACATTACAAAATGAATTATGTTCAAAGTATACAAATTTAACTATTTTAGATACACCTATGTTTTTAAACACATTAGAAAACCTCATTGAAGATGATATTACAAATCATTCAACATTTTATAAAAAACAATTAAAGAGGTATGACATTAAAAAGGTGGATAAAACATATGACACAGAAAATCGTAATCCAATACCTAAACAACATTCATTCGACTTTAAATCATTAGATTATGAATATACAAAAAATCAAGAGAAATATATTAAAAAGGCAAAACAATTTTGTGAAAAACATTTTAAACATAATTATGGAACAATAGATAATTTTTATATGCCGGTAACACGAAAAAATGCTATACAATGGATGAATGATTTTTTTGAATGTAGGTTTAAATATTTTGGTAAATATCAAGACGCAATTATTCCTAATCAACCACTTTTATTTCATTCATTATGTTCTCCTTTATTAAATATTGGGTTAATTACACCTAAAGATGTATTAAATAAATTACAACATACAAAAGCACCCATACAAACGTATGAAGGATTTTTAAGACAATTAATTGGTTGGAGAGAATTTGAACGATTATTATATGCACGTTTTTATAATGACATTGTAGGTAAAAATTATTTTAATCATAAACGTAAAATAAATAAATCATGGTATGAAGGAACAACAGGAATTACACCTGTGGACATCACAATTAAAAAAGCATTTAAATATGGTTATTTACACCATATTGAAAGACTAATGATTATGAGTAATATTATGAATTTATGTAGATTAAAACCTGAAGATGTATATCAATGGTTTATGGAATTTTCTATAGATAGTTATGAATGGGTTATGGTTGGTTGTGTATATAGTATGGGATTATGGAGTGATGGTGGTGTATCAATGAGAAAACCATATATATCATCATCTAACTATATTGATAAAATGAGTAATTCACGTTTCGTTAAAGATGGATGGAGAGATATATGGGACGCTTTATTTTACGATTTTATTGTTACATATAAAAAACAACTCAATAATACATCATATAAAAGAAATTTATATCACTGGAACCGTAAATCTAAAAAAGAACAAAAAGATATTCAAGAACTTGCTTCCAATTTCTTACGCAACTCTTGATTTACATTATTCAATCTTTTAATCTCCTCCTGCATTTGTTTTATAACTTGCACACAATCATAAACAGATAATTGCTTTTTTCCTTGTGGTGTCGTCATCACCAATGATGTCATTTGTTTTTTTTGTTCTTGTATTAACATATCTTGTTTCATCTTTTCACGTTTTTCTTTAATTTCTTTAGTCTGTTGTATTACATCAGGTTTATTTTTTATTTCACCTTCTTCATACATTTTAAGAACATCATCTAACTTATCTACATAAAACTCACGAAGCTCTTTATCTTTTATAAAATGTTCAACCTTCTTATTAGAAGGTTTTACATATTTAGAATTAGGATTTTTCAATAATTCCTTTTTATCAAAAGTATTATGAACGTGTGAAAAGACCAGAATTGTTTTCATCGGGTCAAATTGAACGAATGGTATTGTATAATTCTTTAAGAACTCTTTCTCTTCCGCTAAAGATGCTTCTTCATTATAACGTGTCTGTTTTAATAGTTCACGTTTAAAAGCAAATGTTCCTGCTGTTGCGTGATTTGGACCATATGGACCAAATTGATATACTTCATCAAGATGTCTAAAATATAAATAAATCTCACTACTACCACCTGCTAACGCTTTAGGATTTTTTTGTAATGTTCGTACAGAATGTTCTACACGTTCAGGAGGATAATAGTCATCATCATCAATATAAATAATATAATCTCCTTTAGAATGGTCATGCATTAGATTACGTTTCTTTCCTAATTTCATTTTATTTTCATAAGAAAAATAACGAACATATGGAAGATGTTCTACAAGATCTTTAATTTTATCTGTTCCATCATCAATAATAATCCATTCAAATCGTGATTTAGGATATGTTTGTTGTTCAATACATTTTATTAAATAAGGAAAAAAAGGACGACGATTAAATGTCGGTGTACATAAACTTACAAAAGGATATGTTTTTTTACGTTGTCTTCTTTTACTTTTATTAACCATATAACATAATTATTTAATTATATTTATATATTTATTTAGTTTAAACATTAGAGAAATATACAAAAAATATTTTTTTTTCTAATGGTATAGTATAAAAATATTATGAACAACCATTCTTATGAAGAACCGATGTCCGAAGAAGGTATGACCAACACTACTGAAGAACTCAACGGTTCTCTCGTCCCTGATATGGCCGGTGGTGCACGACGACACAAGAAAAGTGGAATGCGTCGTTCTTCACGCCGTCGTATGAAACGTCGTTCATCTAAACGTGGCGGAACAAGACATAACCGTGGTGGGTCAATGAAACACCGTCGTTCATCTAAACGTGGCGGTATGAAACATCGTTCAGCCTCTCATCGTCGTGGTGGTTCAATGAAACGTCGTCGTTCTTCTCGCCGTCATCGTCGTTAAATATTTATAATCATAATTCTTAAGTATCATATATAAAAAAAGGGTATTTTCATTTATTTATATATGATATATGAATTCTCCTTATTAAAATAAGTTCTTTTATCAATTATGTAACCATTACTCTTTAATAAATTCATTATTTTTATTGTATCTTTTGGATATTCGTAGTAAGATTTATTCATATTATTAAAAAACGCGTATGCACATTTTGGATAATTTATTGAAAATGGTGTTATTGAATTTAAATTTATACGTTTTATATGTGTATTTAAATCCATTGGTATATCATTTATTGAAAATATATAAGAATATTTATCATTATTTAAGTAAGGAATTATAATAATTTCATAATACATTATTATAATTTAATTATAAAAAATTATTTATTATTCCCAATCTCGTGTGATTTCACTTGGTTTTTCCATTGTTATAAATTCAACTTTATTTGTTTTTCTTTCTATATCGTTTCTTCTGTTACGAAGCATATAAGGTGAATGTAAGAATTGTTTTTGATATTTACCCATATTATACGTATTACGGAATAGAGATTTATATTTCTCTCTATCACTCTCGGGCCATTTATCAAATTTTGGTGTTAAACGACAAGAATGAACGAAAAATATATATTTAAAACCATGTTTAGGATTAAAATCTCTACGTGATTTTATCTTTTCACTTAAAAATCCATAATGTAAGAGTTCGCTTAAAAACATACCATTATTTCTTTGACAAAATATACTATCATTATCATATTTATTTTCAAACTCATAATATAATTTTGAATTATACGTAAAATATTTATTTATATCAGGATGATTCACAAATAATTCGTCTGTTTTAGATTTATATTGTATTGAAAAATTTTCATTTCCATACGTATTCCAACTATACACCTTGTCTTTTATATCATCAAGTTGTTCTGAACAAACAAATTCTTTACTCATATTACTAGGTTCTCTTATCTCTTTTTTAGGATGAAGTGATAAAACTAAATTATAGTATAAACTCCCTTCTGTATAAATTCTTAAACTTGGTAACATAATTTTTAATATAAAGTTAAAAATCGTTTCTTTAACTGTATTCACTATCTTTTCAAGTTTCTCTTCTATGTGATAATTAAGTTTAATTATAACAACTTTTCTTTGTATTATAGTTTGTAATAAGAAATCGTATATTTTTTTTATAAGAAATTTTCTACCTTTACTTGTATTTACTATATTGCCGTTTATTATATCGTTAAAAATATATACAATAAATTCTGGTAATAATTCTTCAGTTATTTTATCTTTAACTAAAAGACTAGAACCAAAGGGTGAATATTCTACAAATAAT